CGTGAGGTTCTTCTACTCAGAATTGGGGTCTTCTAACCCCAAGGCTGGGGTTCTTGATAGGTCAGTTGGGGTAGATGAACCGTATTTTAGGGTTGTATTATAAGGCATAAAACAAAAAGTACATAACCACAACTCATAAAAGCCTGATAATTAATTAATAATAAATTTGGAGTGAAAAACAAATTGTACATTTACTTTAATTATGCTTATATAATTAACATATAAAAGCCGAACAAACGAATGATTACTTTAATTAGTGCTTAATACCCGTTTAAACGCCACGTAAAAGCCTATTAAATAAGGATAGAACGATAATAAAACCGAATGATATAAGCCTCTGAAATGGGGCTTTTTTTATGCCTAAAAGTACCGATCTAGGGGGTGATGGTAAATGTGCAATTTGATGAAAAAACTGGATTGGGCTTACAAATGGGCATACAGTTGGGCATACAAAAACATGTAAAATTTATGCTTTAAATATATGCTTAATTACATATAAACGTGCAAATTCGGTTAAATACGTGTTTAAACTACCCCTTAATGCAGTGTAATAGCATTAAAAAAGCGACCTAAGTCGCTTATATATAGAAAAATACAAATTATTATGTACAAATAGAGCCTACCTGCCTATAATATATGGATTTATGGATTTGGTTCTGCTGCAATTTTACTCCCCGATTTTGGTATTTTATATGTTGCCTTTTTTGGTATTTTTTCTATTTCTTTCTCTAAGACTGTAACTTTCTCTTTCAATACTCCATTTTCATATGCTAATGTCTCGTATCGAGTAAAAAAGAAGAAAAATGATTTGTCTTCTGATAGATTTATATCTGAATTTATAAATATTTCTTCTTTATTCTCCCTTTTTTCATCGCTATTTATCATTTTCCCCTTACCGGTTATAAGCCAACGAGCGTCTATTTCTTCAAACTTGTTTGTAATATCACATAGTATTTGGAACGATGGAGATGCTCCTGGCGTCTTCAATCTGTTTATTTTCTCAGATGAGTCGTATTTTAAGTGCTCTGTAGCGAAAGAATTGATACTTTTAATATTATAGTAATCAAGTATTTGCAAAATTCTTTCAAAGAAAGTTGAAATTTGTTTCATATTTGTTTGTGTATTTCAAACATATTTGTGATATTTGCAAAGCAATTCAGTATTGAAATAACGATACAAATATATAAAAAGTTTAAACAATAATAGTTCATGGAAAAAGAAAACAGAATAATTGTAGACAATGGAGTAAAATCAAAGCTATTGATATTGGGAAGTTACCCTACAATACGCCTGGCATTAAAAGGTGAAGTGAATACGCCACAAAAGATAAAAATCAGAAAAATGGCAATTGAACTTGGTGGTGTACTTAAAGAAAAAAAGGAATGAAAAATTTAATTTACTGTTTTTTCGAAAACATGTTGGTGAAACCGATAGGTGATAAAATTAGTAAGTACGGTTTATTGATTTGTACAATTCTATTTTTCGGACAATTGGTTTTGAGAGCTTACCTAAAAGCTTAAGTGGTTTTTAAACGATTTTTAAAAGTACAACTATGCAATATTATAATAACACACTCACGGTAGAGGCAGGTTGGTTGATTGAGAATGAAATAATTTCAAAAACTAATTATGACGCACTAGTTCTGCGAAAGAAAATAACTGTTGTCAGAAGAGGATGTAATAATACTCCGGCATTGGTACAGTATGATTCTATGCCCGACAGATTTAAAAGAAAAACTGTCGACAAAATTGGATGTGACCCGCATAGAGTAGTAGCGGAAAATCAAATACAAGTGTATATCCGTGAAAATATAAAATCGATAGATTTTTTTGAAACACATAAAATTGCTGATGGTCGATTTTTGCCTAAAGATGTACAACGAGAGTATTACGCTAATGCAATAGTGCTTGATGCTATCCATGCAATGATTATAAGTAAAAAGATAAAGCGAAGTGCATTAAGTCATAAAACTACACGATCATGGGATAAGATAGCAGAAGAGGTTCAAGAACTTGACCGCACAAAGTTTCCTCACTCGCTACCGGCTAACCCCCGCAGACTGGAAGACAAGTATAAAAAGTATTTGAAAGATGGCGTGGAGATGCTTATTCACAAGAATTATTGCAATAAGAATTCGGCAAAAATTGAAAGCGATGTGAAAGAGGCAATTTTAGCCGAATTACTAGCTGACCCACGAAACTTTGATAATGCCCAGGTGATGCGATTCTACAACATTTTTGCAAAAACAACAGGGTCGCAAGAAATAACGAGCAGTACAGTAGCCAACTGGCGTGATAAATTTGATACTAACATATTTGCAGGCCGTAGAGGTGCAGTGGCATTCTCAAATAAAAAAGCAATGCAGGTAAAACGTTCGGCACCGAGTTGCCCGCTCTATTATTGGACAATGGATGGTTGGGATGTGGAACTACTCTTCCAACGAACAGAAGTAAAAGCGAAAACCGGATATTCAACCACTACATATCATCACAGACCAACCGTAGTAGTGATTTTGGATGCATTCAATAAATATCCGGTGGGATATGCGATAGGAATACATGAAAGCCCGGACTTGATACGGTTAGCAATGAGAAATGCTGCACAACATACCAAGGAGCTATTTGGAACGATGTATCGCACTCACCAGGTACAGAGTGATAGGTATCAGATAAAGAACCTGACACCATTTTACGAAACGATGGCCGATAAGAGTACACCTGCTAAAGCAAAGAACGCAAAATCAAAAATCATTGAACCTTACTTCAAGCATTTGAACCGCGATTATTGCCAACTAGAACCAAACTGGGCAGGATGGGGTATTACCTCGAAAAAAGATAGTCAGCCGAACGATGAGTTCCTGCAAAAATACAAAAAGAATTTCCCGAACTACGAAGAGGTTTGCCAAATGGTAGTTGATATAATCGAAAAAGAGCGCGCACTGAAACTTGAACAGTATATGCAAAAGTGGGGTGAAATGCCCGAAGCTGATAAAATTGAGTTTAAAGTTGAGAATTACCTGAATGCATTTGGCGAAGTGCTTACACATTCAAGAACCGGAAAGGAAACAACGGCAATGATTCAGCATAATGCTATAACAATAACAATAAACGGCATTAAACGCGAATATGATTGCTTTGATCTAGAATTTAGAGATCACTATAGTACTCAATGGCGATTTAAGTACGATCCGAATGATGCGACTAAGGTATTGGCCATAAACAGAGATGAAACGCTTCAATTCTTACTCGAAGAGAAATACATTCAGCCAATGGCTTTGAAAGATAGAAAAGTTGGCGATAGTGGCGAGTTGCAACGAGTGAGAGAGTTTAATTCCAGTTTGGAAAAACAATCGACTGATTTTAGAGCTCAAAACATTGAAAAGATGGCAAGTGTAATGCCTCTAATGTTGCAGAACGATACGCTTAAAAAACTTATGATTACCGATAGTCATGGACAACATAAGGACCGTAGAAATGACGACCGACGAGTGACAGCAAAAGCATCTCCACAAAAGGAATTGAAAAGCCGGGCAGTGGATGTTGAGGATGAGGAAATTGATTTTAGAAGTTTATACTAATACTAACATGGTAATTGAATTTTACCATACAAAAAAAATACGAAAATGAATAGAATTAAAAAAGAAGTAATTGTAAATGCCCTTTGGGAGTATTGCGAACGATATGGTAGTCAGAGTAAAGCAGCAAAAAGTTTAAAGGATGTAAGTGCTGCAACTATCAGCCAAATGCTTAATGAAAATTGGGGTTTGATACGCGATGAAATGTGGAGGTCGGTTGCTTCGCAAATAGGGGTTAAACTTAAAGAATGGGAGCAGGTAGATACGGCAGACCACAAGCTTATGACTTCGATTTTGGAGGATGCAAAAGAAAATAGCCTGGTAATGGCTATATGCGGTCAGGCAGGAAGCGGTAAAAGTTTTACAATTGACCATTTTCGCAGTAGAAACAAAAATGTATTCGCCCTGAAATGTAATAGCTTTTGGAATAAGAAAACATTTTTAGCAGAGATACTCAAAGAGATGGGTATTGAATACAGGGGATTGACCGAAAGCGATATGATGTCAGAGGCAATTCACAGTATTATTAAACTTGAAAATCCTCTTTTGATTTTTGACGAAGCCGATAAATTAAGCGATGCCTCTCTTTACCTTTTCATTTCGCTGTATAACGCTATTGAAGATGAATGCGGAATTATACTCTGCGCTACCAAACACCTCGAAAAAAGCTTGCTACGTGGCGTATCGCTTAATAAAAAAGGGTACAACGAAATTTGGAGTCGTATTGGTCGCAGATGTATTTCATTGAGAGGTGTAACAGCTGCTGATATAGTGGGAATATGCGAAAGTAATGGAGTTACAGACCAACGATCAATACAGGCAGTAATTGCAGACTCGGAAAGTGATCTGAGACGTGTGAAGCGAAAAATATATGCCATTAAAAAGAGTCGGACTGCTCACATTGGTGAAGTACGGGTTTCAAATGAGGATTAAATGGCGATTAAAAGAGCTTTAACGGCTAAGGATGTAATGAATTACAAACCTCACTTATTGAACTTTGAAAGTGATTGGTTGGATTTAATAGGAAAGCCGGAACTAACGGGTACTTGGTTGATATGGGGTAATTCGGCAAACGGTAAAACACGATTTGCATTACAACTAGCAAAGTACATGAGCAAATTTGCGCGAGTGGCGTATAATTCATTGGAGGAAGGTTTAAGCCAGTCGATGAAAGCAGCTATAAGCGATGTAGGTATGATGGATGCAAAGGGTTTTTTGCTCCTGGACAAAGAGCCAATAAACGAATTGACTGAACGACTTAGGAAGCGTAAAAGCCCGGATGTGATCATCATTGATTCGCTCCAATATACCGGAATGAATTATTGCGATTACAAAAAGCTAAAGGACGAATTCAGAAATAAGCTTTTCATTTTTGTGAGCCATGCCGATGGGCGTGAACCAAAAGGACAAGTGGGTAAGTCGATACGATACGATGCTTTTGTAAAGATAATGGTTGCCGGATATATGGCAAAAGCTGAAAGCCGGTACGGTGGCGATAAAGATAGTCAGTATGTAGTTTGGCAAAAGGGATATGACAGTTTTTACGCTTGCGAAAAAGTTGGAAATAAATAATTAAAAAAACATACGGATATGAAAACGATTATGGACGTAGAACAAAAAAGATTGCTAAAGAAGTTTCACACGCTTCTTGGTTTAGCCGGAATTGATAATGAAGGTAAGTTATTGCTGTTGGCACAATACGGTGTAGAGAGCAGCAAAGATTTATCGCCTTACGATTTATTAGAATTGTGCAATAAGCTGCAATTGCAATCTGACCCACAACTGGCTGCACTGGATAAAGCCCGCAAACGCCTGATAGCTTCTATATGTGGATGGCGTGTGAGCATGGGTGCCACACCTTCGGTAATTGAAGCTAAAAAGATAGCATGCCATGCAGCCTCGGTGAAAGACTTCAATCAAATAACTCAGGAGCGACTGCGAAGCCTATACAGTGCTTTCGGTAAGAAAACAAAGGATTTGAAAACAGTCAGTGAAATGACCAACGAGAATATAAAGAGAATTATCACCTTAAATTAATCACACACATGTCGGAAAAATTATTTACAGCAAAAGAGGCCATTGAAAGAAACAAGGTATCACATAGAATAAGTATGCGTAAAAAGCGAGCTAAAACAACGGCTGAATACGATGCAATAGTAGCTGAGCATAAAAGGCAACTAGCTACTGAAAGAGAGAAAAAAAGGAATATACGTAACATAAAACTTTCGAAAGAAATGGAAGAACTTGAACTTATCAATCAACAAAAAATTGAACGTCAAAGATTACGTGATTTGCAAGAAAAGTTATTCAAGGATGACGGTACCAAGCTTCAAAAGCAAGAGCAATTACAAAGTGACTTAGTGCACTGGCTCGAAATGAACCCGATTTCAAACCCAAGCTTTTGGAAAGTGTACGAAAAGCTGCGAGAATGCGAAGTTCGCATAATGTCGCTGACAAAAGGTCACCAATACGGTGGTGGGTCGGGTGGTTTAAAGGAGTTCTCCACATTCAATCTTAAAACGGCATGAAATATATAAAACCAAAAATAGGCGGCTATTTCAAATACGACAATCTTATTTACTTGGCTAAAGAGCTAATAGAGCCACACTACTGCGTTGGATGCTGTTTTCATAGCCTAATGAAAGGACACAGCGAATGTAGTGCTACAAATGCATTGAACTGCAAAGGAATGATATTCGAAGATGTGACGGATAACGTGGAAGTTGAGTTGATAGATGAACGATTTAAAGGTTTTTTCAAATTCTTTGTAATTGTGGCGATATGGTTAGCAGTGATAGTTTATACAGTAATTAATTATAATAAATACAATTAAAATCAAAATGGCAAAACAAGTAAGCGTATCGGACTTAACGCCCGAACAGATTAAAGAACTACATGCTCAGTTTCGTGAGCAAGAAAAAAAGGCAGCCGAACAACGAACAGCAGACAGACTCGCTCTGATTGACTTGGAAAATGAGGTTGTGATTGAAATGATGGCCGAGGTTGAATTATTATCCTCTGCAATTGTAAACTTCAAGCAAAAGTGTATTCACAAGCTTGAACCGCTTATGAAAATGAAAACTGACTTAGCAAAAGCGGCATCGCAACAAAAGTCATTCACCTTTAAGTCAAAGGACAATAAGTTCAAATTCATTGTTGACTACAATGATACTTTCAAGTACGATGACGGTATTCATGCCGGTGTTGAATATGCAAAGCAATGGCTTACTGAAAAATCAGACGAAAGTGAAGATTCAAAGATGATGACTTCCATTATTGAGAATTTACTCGGAAAATCGAGAGGTGGAACATACTCGGCTGAGAACCTTTGGATATTCGTAAGTTCTGCAGAGGATTACGACGTTCCTCTTTTGAAATTGGCTGCTGAAGCGGTGAAAAAATCACTTTATAAGGAAATGACAAGCGTAAGCGTGAAAGTCTTTAAAAAGGAAGAATTTGGATATAAACAGTTGCCTTTATCAGCAACTAAAGCTTAAATAGAAAATGGGAAATACAGAAAAATTAAAACAGATAGTTTCATTATCAAATGAATTAGAATTAAACCCGGAAGATGAAGCTATGATTCTTTTGGTTGTAGTGGAAGGTAGAGTTAAACCTTGTATAATGGGAAATCAGGAACTATTAGAGGCTGCAATTAGTTCAGCCGCTAAAAATAGTGATGATTTCAAAGAAATAATTACTAATGTCGTAGAGAGTTTAAATTAAAATTAATCAGTTCCACACACGGAACATAAACAAAACAGTATGAGTGATAAAAAAAAGGACTCCGATAAAAAGGAGAAAAAAGTGATTTCAGGCAATTTGCATTCATGGTTTAGCACTAAGCTAAAATATGAAAAAACAGCTGAAGAGGGTAAAATTATATCCGTAGCGGAGGAGTATTTAGTCGATGCTCTATCTTTCACAGAGGCAGAGGCTCGGATTAATAAAGAGATGGCTCCATTCATTAGCGGAACATTCAAAGTCACAGCTGTAAGACGCGCTCGAATTAATGAGATGTTTACGAATGAGAATGGTGACAAATGGTATCGTTGTAAAGTATTCTTTATTTCGCTTGACGAAGAAAAGGGAATTGAAAAACGTACTGCAGTTACAATGTTTGCACAAGCAAACGACGTGAAAGATGCATGGGATGTTCTCCAAGAAGGCATGAAAGCATCCATGGCCGACTATAAGGTTCATTCAATTGTCGAAACTTCCATACTCGATGTATATCCATTTGATGCGGCTGCTTAAATTAATCAGTGGAAGTGTAAAACTGCACTTCCACTTAAATAAACGAAATATGAAAGTTTTACAAATAGAAGAAAGTAACGCACGTAAGCTTTACAAAACAGCAAGTCCAGAATTCAAGCAAGCACTTGAAGATACGTTTGGAAAAGAGTTTTTCTCTGCAAAAATTACTGATCGTATCAAAACATACGAGGATGCATGTTCGGAACTAGGTGTTCAACCTATTGATGAGGCTAAAATGAAACAAATAGGCTTCACGGATGACGAAATCACTTATCGTAAAATTAAAACGATCACTCAAGCACTCAACGAAGGTTGGAAATGTGACTGGAACGATAGTAATCAATACAAATGGTATCCTTGGTTTAAAATGTCTTCCGGGGGCTTCGTTTTCTGCGATACGTATTGCGATTACTCGCGTGCGTCTGCGGGTAACGCCTCGCGACTTTGCTTTTCAAGTGACGAAATAGCCACTTATGCAGGGAAACAATTCTTACAATTATATTCAGATTTTATAAAATAATCAGCCGAAAGGCATAAAAACAATTTTCACACATGGAAAAACAAGAAGTAACACCAATGGAAAGCATCAAAACAGTAGAAGATGCTCTGAACGTAACCGGAATGTCGGTAACTCCTGAATTCAACGAAGTACCTGAAGAAATGCGGGACTATTTTAAAGCTGTATATGCGGCAGTGGTAATAACTAAGGCGATAGTTGGAGACTGGAAAGCTGACTGGAATGATGGTAGTCAACGCAAATGGTATCCTTGGTTTGAAATGTCTTCCGGGGGCTTCGTTTTCGACGATACGAGTTTCGGTTACTCGGCTGCGAATGCGGGTTACGCCTCGCGCCTTTGCTTTCCTACTGAGGAGATGGCAGAGTATGCAGGTAGAACATTCACCGACGTTTACAGTCAAATTATTCTGAAGTAAAAATAATAGGCTGTTTGTCTTTGTGAGGTTGTCTTCCAGGGGCTTCGTTTTCAACGATACGAATTACGATAACTCGAATGCGAATGCAGGTAACACCTCGCACCTATGCGAAATAAAGATACAAGGACAAAGGCCTTGCCACTTGGCAAAAAATTACAAACTTCAAAAGGTACTAGTAGGGAAACTGAAAGTTCCTACACGAAAAGCAAAGCGATGAAAAGACACGGTAATTTATACGAACAGGTATGCAGCGAGGATAATATGGTTCTCGCTTGGGAGAAAGCCCGAAAAGGCAAAGCGCACACATACGGTGTGAGACTCTTTGAAAAGGATTTGGAAAACAATATGAGGCAGTTGCATAATGAACTGACAACGGGAACTTACCGGACTTCGGAATACAGCGTATTTACAATTTATGACCCGAAAGAACGTGAGATTTACCGGCTACCATTTCGAGATAGAGTAGTTCACCACGCCATAATGAATGTGATGGAGCCAATATGGACAAGTATTTTCATACAGCAGACGTATAGTTGCATTAAAGGCCGTGGAATACATGCCGTTTTAATAGCGATTAAACGGGATTTAAAGGACGTTGAAAATACACACTACTGTCTGAAAATGGATGTACGGAAGTTTTACCCAACCATTGACCACGATATACTGAAAAGCATTATCAGACGGAAGGTAAAAGATAACCGGTTGCTTGATCTGCTTGATCTGATTATTGACAGTGCGCCAGGTGTTCCAATCGGAAATTATTTATCTCAGTTCTTTGCCAATTTGTATCTTAGTTACTTCGACCACTGGCTGAAAGAAACGAAACAAGTAAAGTATTATTACCGATATGCCGACGACATGGTAATACTTGCACCTAATAAAGCGTATTTACATGAATTGCTGACTGAAATAACCGCTTATCTGAACAATGAGCTTAATCTGCAACTAAAGGGCAATTATCAAGTTTTTCCGGTCGATTTTCGCGGTATTGACTTCGTAGGTTACAAATTCTACCATACGCACATATTAATGCGTAAATCGATTAAAAAACGGCTTTGCCGAAAGGCTGCAAAGCTAAATAAAAAAGACATTGATGCAAAGAGTTACAGAATTAAAATAGCCCCTTGGTTGGGGTGGGCAAAGCACTGCGACTCGAAACATTTACTCAAAAAAGTACTGAATGAAGAAATTCTCTGATTTGGGTGTAAAGGCACTCGAAGACAAAAATATATTCAATGTTCCAGTAGTTTCGATTCAAGACGTGATAAACGTAGAAATTCAGATATTGGACTTTGAAGCAAACGTAAAGACAGCGCATGGAGATGGGCGGTATATTTTGAAAGTGAAGCATGAAGATAGGGAATGTAAGTTTTTTACGAATGCAACTCCTATTAAACAGGCACTTGAACAAATAAACAAAAGCGATCTTCCATTTACTACAATTATCAAACAACAACGATTCGGAAGCGGATCGGGTAAAACATTTTATTTTACATGATATGGAAACAGTAGAAGACTTGAAATCGCATTTAAATAGTTACGGCCTTAATTGCAAGATAGAATCTTATTTTGACAGAGTGAAAAAGGATAGTCCAAATTGGGGACATCATTTAATCGTAATAAATGGCAGTCAAAAAAAGATTTTTCAACTTTGGAAATATGGCGATAAACGAGATAAGCTTATAAAAGAGTTTTTGAAATTTGCAGGTAAACAACAAATACTTTTTACCTAAAATTATGGAATATGAAGAAAGAATTGATGTAGATCAAGGTACATATATAGTTGCTTCAAGTCGTGATTTTGAAAATATATTAGATAAAACATCTATCGTACTTAAATCAGGTGTAATTAATCCGGGACAATTTACAACGCTTCATGGTTGGTTTACAAAAGAGGTTGAGTTTTTGGGATTTATTGATAAAAAAGCAATTTTCTATTTAGGCGAAGGTGAACATGACTTATTTAGTAATGGTGGTTTTTATTATGATGTAACATATATTTTGCAGCCCGATAGAATAGGTAAAAGCTATAAGAAAGGTTCTTTTAGAGATTCATTTTTAAGATTTAATAAAAAACAAGAGTATTATTGGAAATAAATACACATTATGGAATTAAACTCAGAATTAGACAGATTACGTAAATATGCACCAATTGATGCAGAACTTAAACGAGCAGAGAAACTACACCCAAATTATCCTACAGACATGTTCAGGCAGCTTGCTATAATGCAAGAGGAAGCCGGTGAAGTAACTAAATCAGTAATTGACTACCATTATGCAAAAGATACTGTTGAGCACATAAAAGAAGAGCTTATCCAAACGGCAGCCATGTGTATGAGAATGATTTTAAATTTGCCCGATGAGTAATGGCCGAAATTGCAAAAGCTAAGGGCACATGGGGACAGCGAACCCCACGAACAGCGAACGAGCTGAGCGAAATATGTAAGGCGTTTTTTGATGCATTGGTGGTACCAACGGAGTGGAAGTTCCTGAATTGGTCGAATGTGTTTGACGAATCAATCACTTCAGTGGCTAATTCGACAGGTACGTGGATAAGTATTGGTAAAACATTTCGCGATACGCGCACAAGTGGCATTGATTTGAAAGAATACCGTGTCTGCTTCCTTACTTTCTCAGAACGTGGTGGAGTGGTGGAGAAGTCGATTATTGACTACGGTAAGTTTAAACGGCATTGCATGGTGAGCAATAAGACGGTGGAGAAATTGAATGTGTGGATAGCAGAAAGGTTCACTTCGCTCACTTCGACTTCGCTCAGTGGCCACAGTGAACAGGCAGACCAGGTTATTGATGAGAACGATGGTCTTCAGCATTTTCGAGACAGGTTTAAATAGCTATTTGTATGAACGATCAATTATCTATAAATTTCACAGATACTGTCAAGGTTCGACGAATAGAGTCGGAACGTAACAGAGACTCAGAAGGGAAGTTTGCAACCGACCTTGTGGCTGCAAATGATATGATTGAACGTGTGTGCAACGAAAGGGATATTTATAGAACTAATTACTTAACTGTGGCTAAGGAGCTATCAGAACTTAAAAGAGAACTTAAAAAATAAATGTATGGGAGTGATTTTAGCAATAGATTTTGATGGAACAATTGTAGAAGACCGTTTCCCCGAAATTGGGGATTTTAAACCAGGAGCAAAAGAGAATCTACTGAAACTAAAAAAGGATGGTTATTATTTAATTCTATGGACAAATAGAAATGGTAAAAAACTTGCAGAAGCTGCTCAGTTTCTTGGTGAAAATGGAGTTTTATTCGATAGTTATAACAATGGTTGTCCTGCTAATATAGCTGAATATGGAGGTATTGACACTCGAAAAGTATTTCACGATATGGTAATAGATGATAGGGGTTTACTTAAACCACTTCCGCACTGGGATGAAATATACGAGATGATTATTGATAGAGTACCGTTGACTAGGGAGGATAAAGTGATAAGGGAGGGACATCTGTAAATACTAAGACCCCCTGCCCCCTAATGGGGGTTCTAAGACTATGTTTAAAGATTGATTAAAGACTGATTAAATGGCAAAGAAACACCCTAAACATATAAGCCGAAAAATGTCGGCTGAAAAGATAAAAGCGATTATCCGACAAAATTACGAGGTTGGACGCCAAGACCGCTGCAAACTGTGGGTGTATAGAAATCTGATAAAACCAACGATTGGTATAAGTGAACGTACTTTTTGGCGGTATCAGAAAGAAGTGGATGTTGAAATGAAACCGGATGACGACCCGAACCAATTGAAACTATTTTAGTGATATAAATAAATTAAAAAAGAAACACATGAAAGTATTTAAATTTTACTATGACGATTGTCATACAGCTTTTTCAGGAAAGGATGAAAATGAAGCAACCGAAGCATTTAATGAATATGTTCCGGGAGTAAAAATTGATAAAGTGGAAGAAATACCCGAATCTGAATGGGATGAGCCGATTATTTTAATGTACGAAGATAACGATAAGGAAACCGAGCCGTTTAAAGTTTCAATCCGTGAACAACTTGAAGGTGATACTCCAACTTTAATCTATACGAATGATGTTGATTTATTTGATTGAAATTAGTTGAGTGAGTAGCTGTAGTAATTCTTACGAATTAATCATTGAATTGTGTAGTAATTAAATTTTTTAAAATAATCGGGTGCAGCGGTATCACGAATTGAAAATTTTACTAATTTTGAAGCGCAGACTTTTATTACATATTATCAGGCGTAGCTCCTCTAACAGGAGTCTACGTGAGGCGTTAGGAACGCCACTATATTGCGCCTGATAAAGGTGTAGTAAGAGTCTGCAGCACGTAGACTCTTTTTTGTTTCTACAAATATCACTTTAAAAACATAATACTATGGCTGTTACATTTAATAAAGACAATTTTACTATTTCTATACCTACAGTTATAAACCCTGCTGAAGATTGGTTGGAGACGACCAATGACTTGTTAGATGTATTGCAATGTTCAGACCCCGAACTATCAGGAGGAAATAAGCACGTAAAGGTTTTACAAGTTTTAAAGCATATGATGCCGGACTTAGATACGGCTAAGAAAATGACAACCTGATAAAAAAATACGATTTAATGAAAATATTTCAATAAACGAATTTACAAATCACTTTATTAAATAGTTAGCAATGGATTTGACAAAAATAGATGAAGATAAAACTTCAAAAGAACCGACAATGTATATTGACGTAAATTCTTTAGTTGAAAGAGCCTTTTTAGAAATAATAAAAGAATTGTCTGATAAGGTGAATTCCATTGAAAAAGAAATAAGAATATCGACAGTGCTAACACGGTTTTTTTTGCAATTAAAATTAAAAAAAGTGCAAAATAAACTATCTATACAAAAACAATTTTATGCAGAATTTAAAAAACAAAATATTATGAAAAAACTAATTCTTATCGCCCTTGTGGCAACGTTTTTGTTTTCTTGCGGAAAGGATGAACCTAAAGCGTTCGAAGTTATCCCTAACGCACAAATCTCGATCAGACCATCTACTACGGTAGCTAAAGTTGGAGCTATGCATGTGAAAGCTTCAGAAACTCATTTGAGCAATCTTGAAATTGTAAAACAAGCAGGAGGTCTATCAGCCTATAATATTCCAGTTTATGGTAATCAGCCTGTAACATGGGGATTTGCAGAGTCTCAACGCGATACTATAGGACTTTCATTAAAGATGTGGGCTAGTGGTATTATTAACGAAAATGGATATGTTCCTGATTTTATTGAGGCAGTTGATTTAGTAGTTCTGAGAACAAAACCAAATACTACAAATCAAATAGATACTATTGCCTATATTCCAAATGCTAAATTGAGAGAAGCTGAGGCATTGATTAAAGCAGCGTACAAGGATGGTGATAACGAAACGGTTTACAGACTGTTTGACGAAAAGTTTAGGTTTACAGCAATAACCGGTGCCGAATGGCGGGCATTAAAAGCTGATAACAAACAATAAATAAAAATGGCTAACGAATCAACGTTAGCCATTTTTGTTTTAATTAGCTCCATATAGCGTGAAATCGAATGACCCCGTATCAACAGCCGTTCCGCTCATATTCCTAACCGTAACCTGAAAGGTATTTGTTCCTCTACTTGTTACGCGGGCATTCAGATTATCGGTAGTAGATGTTATCTGAACGCTGTAGGTACTTCCGGCTTGATGTGGGACATTATATATTCCAGTTCCACCCTTTGTTACCCATACGTTAGATGCCCTCTTTTTTGCGCCCCATTCATTGGATAGTCCACCGGAGCTATTGACGCTACCAGTTGCAAGGACTCCTGGTAAATCAGTTGCACCACGTCTTGAAAATTCATCATCTCCTAAATGCAGCCACTCATCGGCTGACTTTATGAAATTAAACCCATTCAGTCCTATTTCAGAAATGGTATTTACAATAGTGCCGGTAAGCGTTTGCCCTGCCGAAATGGAAGCACTGGCTAAGCCGGTTCCTGCGCCTTCGTGTGAAATGCTAATCGTAACATCTATACGGTAAATACTACCTTTCATCCCGGTAAGTGTTTTTGCTCCGATAGTTCCACTATCCTCAGATACGGATGAATTACTAGACGAAACGCTTTCGTTACTTTCCCATACAGATACTCCTTTTGATACATCAAATAAACTAACACGAACGCTTGCATCACCTGTATAGTGAATTTTATTAATACCGTCATAGTCTCCACTTGCTGAAAGTGAAAAGTTGACTGCAGGAGTTACTATGGTGAAGAATTTAGTCGGGTCAAGCGTTATAGTTTCGGTACTTCCAATAGTAGCAGTTCCGTCTTCATCTATCGTATTAGCGTGCGCTGCATAGGTAGTTGTGGTAACTGTTGTAGAACCTCCAATCTCACCACGTGGAGACACTGTTTTAGGAGATATTTTTACTTTTTCTAACCCGGCATAATCATAAATTGTTATAGAGTTATTTGAGTTACTTATTTCTAGCCTATCACCCGATACAGCAGTTCTAATAAGTGCGCTAATCAGCATTATTTGTGAAGCTACATCAAAGTCAATCAATCCACCACCTATTCGGAAATTACCATTTTTATTGAATATATTTTTCGCTATACCCGCTATAGCATCTGCATACGTTCCACCCGTCCAAATACCAACATTATCATTTTGTACGCCCGACATTCCACCCTTAACAACATTATCAGTATCTCGAACCTGAATCAGGGTTGTACTGAACAAACCGCCATTAGCTTCAGAACTAGATTGAAGAGCTGATTTTAGATAGTCGGCTTCCATTGCTTTCGCTTTCGCTTCATCTATTTTTATAGTTGTATATTCAGGAGAAGCCATCCATGCTAACATCGGTTTCCCACCCTCTACTACTGACACTTCTTTTGTCCAAATAGGGATACTAAAGTCAGACTGATATAAAATCAAAATTCCTGTAGCTTCATTCCACCAATTCGGACAAATTCCACGTATTGAAAACTGCTGATAAGTATTTGTAAGAGTAATACCTGCAGAAGCAAATGAGCCGGTTACTGAGTCTAAGAAATATAAATTAGGACTAACAGTTCTATCCGACTTAGCCATTACTGTACCACAATATTCCTTACCTCTTTTCATTAACGCTCCATAAGTCACATATCCATAAACGAGAATTTCAGAGCCATCTCCTGACACTAAATTTTTTGTGCTTATATTTAGGTTATCAATAGTACTTTGTGCTGTATTGGCGACTGCTGTGGCTGCATTCGCCTTAGCTGTAGCATCTGCTGCTGCTGCGTTAATCGCTGCTGTCTGAGCGTTATTCGCCTTAGTAGTTGCATCATTTATTGCTCGTTGTTCCTCGGCTGTAACGATACCGTCAGCATGAGCCTTTGCATTTAATTCGGCTAAATCTGCTTTTGCCTGTGCTGCTGCTGCTGCCGTACTGATTGCTGCCGTTTGGGCTGCGTTCGCCTTAGCTGTAGCGTCTGCTGCTGCTGCGTTAATCGCTGCTGTCTGGGCGTTGTTCGACTTAGTAGTTGCATCGTTGATTGCTCGCTGTTCTTCGGCTGTTACGATACCGTCAGCATGAGCCTTTGCGTTTAATTCTGCTAAGTCTGCTTTCGCCTGTGCTGCCAATGCTGCTGTACTGATGGCTGCCGTTTGAGCTGCGTTCGCCTTAGCTGTAGCGTCTGCTGCTGCTGCGTTAATCGCTGCTGTCTGAGCATTGTTCGCCTTAGTAGTAGCATCGTTGATTGCTCGCTGTTCTTCGGCTGTTACGATACCGTCAGCATGAGCCTTTGCGTTTAATTCTGCTAAGTCTGCTTTTGCCTGTGCTGCCAATGCTGCTGTACTGATGGCTGCTGTCTGTGCTGCATTTGCCTTTGAAGTAGCATCAGCAGCCACATCTTCGGGTGCCTCCTCCCATGCAAGCATCGGTTTATCTCCTTCAACAACTGATACTTCTTTTGTCCAAATTGGGATACTTCCATTTGATTGATAAATAATCAAAATACCTGTTCCCTCATTCCACCAATTAGGACATACCCCACGTATCGAGAATTGCTGATAAGTAGTAGTAAGAGTAATTCCTGCACTAGCAAAAGACCCTGTGACAGAGTCTAAGAAATATATATTAGCAGCTATGTTTCTGTCGGATTTAGCCATTACTGTACCGCAGTAGGACTTCCCTCTTCTCAAAATAACAGAACTCCATGAATGACCATTTCCACAAACTTCACTGCCTGAGTTTAAGACTAAATTTCTAGTACTAATTACTAAATTATTTACAGCAGTATCATCAGTGTATTTGACAGCTTTAACCCAATCGCCCGAAACAAAACTACCTGATGAACGTGCAGTTATACAACTATACAAATCACCATTATTAAGCCATAAATCGGCTGCTAAATAAGGTGTAGTAGGTTGTGAATCGAATACAGTTCTCTTGCCATTTGCAATAGCTGTAGCCGTTCCTGCTGCTGTTAGTGCTTGTTGTGTTGCAGTGTCGGCAATAACTCCCCATTCCCATGCAGATGTTGAGCCGTTATACTGAAATCTCCAACATTTACCGTTGGAAGTATTTGTGTAAGTATCATTTGCATGTTGATTGCGTAGCGTTTCGATTGTCCACTCAGATGCGGGTGAATTTGTCAGCAACGCATCTACCTGTCTGAACCACGATATGATCTGACCGTCAATTTGTGATTGCTTATCTGCTCCTACCACATCAGCATAGTTTTTTGCTTCTAAATAGGCTGCATTTGCCTTATTGGTTGCATCTGCTGAAGCGGTACTTATTGCAGTGTCTTTTGCGGTATTAGCCTTAGTTGTAGCATCGTTTGAAGCGAGCTGAACGGCTTCAGATTTGGCATCAGCAATGCCGGCACCAACTTCTTTGTAGGTTTCGCCTGATTTGAATTGTACATATCCCTTTATTGAACCATTAGTCATATTAATTTCAAGTCCACCGCCCGAAATAACACCCGTCTTAATGTTTGCACCGTTTATAGTTGTTTCGCCGTAGGATAGCGAAATGCCGCGCACTCCATTTATTGGCGTGTGTAATAGTCCTATCAGGAGCATCCAATTAGTTCCGTCGGCATCGAACTTGGTAGCAGTTGTCGAAAAATAGATATCTCCGGTAGTACCGGTGCGGCTACATCGAGCATAAATGTACATCGCGCTACTGGCGTACTGAGTGGCAATGGTTAGACTACCTTCCGAAATTACCCATTCTTTTATCTGATCATCCACTAGCGTAAAGTGTGCTAATGTTCCCGCGCTCCAGGTTATAACTTGCGGATTGTTCAGGTAGTTGGGTTGTAGGGTACACGCAAGCTGAAACGATTGGCTTTTTGTGCCAACGCTCAACATACCTGTTTCGATAGAAGCCGGCTTTATTTTTTGAGTATCAAAATAGCCGTCAGGGTCGAACACCATATCTTTTACCTCCCTTGTGTTTTGGTAGGCCTGTAGTCGGTTTTTATTTACTTGGTCGTTCGTTACTACTACCTGATTGGTTACATTCGCCACATCGCCCGCTATGCGTTGAAGTGTGGTTTTAGTAACCGTATTGGATAGGTCGAATTGAACGTTATAGAAGTCGGTAAGTCCTTTCGTAATTTTTACGATCCGTAAACGCTCATTGATGCCAATGTTAGTGTCTACTACCGGAACGGTGTCGCCACACTCTATGTTTTGAACATGTTGTTTAGCATATACGGCACTAAATGTGGCTTTATAGTTTACTTTCGGTGTAGCATTTGAATTCAGGTATTCAAGGCCTTTGTCCTTTACTTCCAATTCGCCTGAAGTAACGTAATTGGCAGGCATCACAAGGTCAATTAATATATACTTATCGCCAACAGCTGGCTTAAGGTCGGTAGTTGGTAAGGTAAAGTCTTTTTCGCCTGTATTGGCTATGATTACATACGTTTTAGTAGTATTGTTGTACGATGCTATTTCGAAATCATATCCGGCACATTCGCCTGTATTGAAGCGGACTTTTGCTTTTGTTCCATCCAATAAACAATCATTGACATTAAAATCTAAATGACTATCGGTAAACGCAAATTCATTACCCACGGATGTGACAGTTCCTGCGGCACCTGATGATAAGCGCGGGTAAATATCCTCAAATGTTTTTGACTGTTCGATGATACCATACAACGCAGCATTAGCATGTTGCAGATAGGTATCGGGAGCGGGTAAAAGTAATTTTGTACTTCCACCCCGATAATTAGCAGCTATGTTCTTAGAACTACCAAATACATACAACCGTGTAACAATATCGGAACTGTTCACGGATGAACGTTCAATATCGTACAAAGTAGAGCCGTATTGAAGTGTTATTTCACGGTCGGTACTTATTTTCTTTAAATGTATCGTGTGGTTGATAACATGGTATTCGGTTGCGAATTCATCTGCCAACCGACCGAGTACAGTTAAGCAGTCCTCATCTGAAAAAGTAAGGTTTTTATATTCGGTACCAGGAATAACATCACCTAGCGACCAAGTGGCTGCGCCCGCTACACGGTTGAGGTTATCAATGAGCAATTGCATGAACGTTTCGGCCGTTCCTGTAAGCGGGAACTCATCAAGCGGAACAGTATCCGTATTGTCGAAAAGCATGTACATAGCTTTTGAAAGCTCGTATTTTGTTGACTGAAATACGGCATTGTATTGATAGACCCGAGTACTCAACTTTTTGACAGTTGGTATTTGGTTCATCGTAAAGTTTGAACCTTCGTAAACGATGTAATCACCTATGTTTAATTGCAAAAACGTTGGCTGCTCCCACACCAACGTTATTTGTTCTTCGCCCATTACGGCTTTGCTATAGTTCGATGAAGATAGCGGATTGTCGACTGCCAACAGGTTGGCATTATTTCGTTTAATTTGGATCATACGTGCGATTTGTTGGATTCTGTTCGAGAACTGAAATTTCGTAACTAACTATCACTTTGCCATATCTGAGCGAACGTGTTTTGTCGATACACTTAGCACCCTCGTAAAGTAAGTGTGTAGTAACCCCAATGTCTTTTACCCATAATGAGAAACTACCCGGTGTGGCAATGGCTGCAATAAATGCGTTATACTGCGTCCAAAATGCTGTATAGTCAACTGCTGCAATAATTACTTTGATGTTGAACCTACGCGGCTCATAGGTTAGCGGACTGGTAGTGTCGACATCTACACCATTCTGATCAGTATATTCATGCTCCAAGCGTTTGCGTGGAGTTGGTGGTGACATGATTTCGTTATATGAACCTCGCTTAATACCTACGCCATAAGTACTATAGGTATCAATACCGTTTATTTTCCAAAGAGTTGTCATTTTGCGTTTTCGTTAAGAAGTTCATTGACTAATTTCATTATCATCTCAGCTGATTGAGCATCTGTATTTTTTACATACGGATGTTCTTTCATGTTTACTATTTCGGCCGTATCAGCCGGATTGAATGCAAATACAGGATCAATCGTTTCGCCGCCTTCAGGAACATCGGTAACCGGTTTGTCGGTATTTTTAATAGAGCACTCACAACCCCAATCAACTGGTGGTGTATGATCTTTCCACCAAGGGTGATCCATAGGTAAAATAGTACCGTACCATTCTTTATGTGCTTCGCGCGGTTCGGCCGCCGTACTTGGCATAAATTCAAGATTTGGGTACAATCGTTTAGTGGCTTCGAATTGCTTTAATTTTGCAGCCATTCGGCTTGAACGTACCGCCATATTGTACTCTGTTTTCAACCAATTCTGATTATAATCGGCTTTAATGGTTGTGCCAAGTACCGCCTTTCTGAATTTATCGAACGAAAGTAAATTTCCATCAGCGTCGATTAATTGAGCAACAATATCGCTTGTTTGTCGGTGGTTCTTAAATGCTGAGAACACAGCTGCATTTTGTTTGAACTCTGCTATAAAAGATTCGTTCTTTTTGCCAAATTCTACGCCCGCACTTTTGAACTCTTTGTCAATAGCTTTTTGATAAGATTTATTTGATATGTCGAACAGCGGTTTAGATACAAGTGGCATCTCTTCCGGGTTAAGTTCGTATTGCGCATAAATGTCATTTAAAGCCTGATTAAACAGTTTATCAATGTTGATGCCCGCCGTATAATTCGTTGACTTGTCTGCTAAACTCAGACCTCGACTCCGCTCGGTCACCTGATTTGTTGCCCGGCTCCACATTGTCCGGGCGTCCACGAAAAAACCGCTAACCATTTCTTTAAACCATGATTTGTCAGAATCGGATAACTTGACATCTTTAGACTTTGGCGGCTTTAGTTCGGGTGGAACAGGAGCGTTGGGGTCAATAGGTGCATTTGGATCAGCAGGTGCCGGTTGTGCCTTTTTAGCAATAATGTCACCCGCTGCCGGTTGTGGTAATCCATATTTATCGTGGAAGTAATAAGCCGGTATTTCAATAATATCGCTAAGGCTTATCAGTTCATCAACGGTTAAGTCTTTAAGTGCTTTCGGGAAATTGAAAGCTCCATCCTTTACTTTGTAGCCGCGCGCTTCGAGTATAGGTTTAAATTTCTTATTCAGAATACGTTGAACAAATCGCAAATCAGCCTTATTCAATTCCTCTTCCACATCTTTATGTACCTTACTTTGACTCATGCTCGAACCATCCATAGTAGTCATTGTCTGACTCAGAATGGTGATAAGCATTAGTTCCTGAAGTGTAGTAATAAAGTCCTTATATAAACCTCCGCCTCCGCTTCCACTAATTGTAGTAGTTTCGATATCGGTTTCTTTAGGCACTATCAATGTAGCAGCTGCTCCCTGACTATCAAAAGCATCTTGCAGTTGTTTGCGTGCTTCAGTATCGTAAATAGAGTATTTACCAACGCGCTGAGGCATACCAAAGAGTTCAACCATTTGCGCCCAGTCGCCCAAGCCACCGCGCTGCAAAATAACATAAGGAGCTGCACGGTGTAGTAAACCGTATTTTGTAGAACGGTTCTTTATTTCAATGACATTTGGAGCATCAGCATACGAAATACCGTTGTCGTAATCCGATTCATTAATGGCAATAAGCTTTTTGTCTGCACGAATATGTTTACGAGGTGCTGAGTAGACATCAAAGCCGTTAGAAAAGTCGAATTCAAGAACGGTAATGAACTCAAATACTGACTTCATTACTTCCTCCAACATGTACTCAAATTCGTCAGTATCTATCAGATTAATCATCTCATCCGATTCTGTACCGTCAGCAAACTGAAATGTAAGGTCTGCTCCCTTTACCGCACGAATACGTTTTTCAATGGCATCGGCAAGAATTCCATCTGTCATCAATAACTCATACAAGTCGAACAATTCTTTATACTTACCATTATCAGCAGATTTAAGCGCGTTCGTCCATTTATCCATTGATAACAGACTACGATTAACCGGCTTTACGATGACCTGATTAATGATTAATGGTTGGTTCGTACTGCCTTTTTTGACAGTGGCTTTTACTGGTGCCATATTTTAAAAATGATTTGAGCGTTTCGGATTGGAATTGTAAATAATTGTACCTGTTTGCTGTTCTACAGGGAGTGCCGGAAGGTCGGGCATTACTTCACCTTTTTGAACTTGTCTGAGCCATGAAACTGCACGTTCGTATCTGTCTTGTCGAAGTTCCAACGATGTGTTTACGTTGCATATATTTACAAAATGCCACACCGCAATATCTTTCAGAAAAATGATAAGTAAGGCATTACGCGCTTCACCTTCCTTTGCCAGTTCGGATGTAATGTCGAAAGCATGCAGATATCCTTTTGCCTCAACAGTTGCTCCATCAATGGCAGCTTGTAGCATGGTATCATCTCCATTGCTAATAGCTTCTATTTGCTCTGCACCCAAATGGGTGGTTATTTCTTGTGGTGTGATATACATGACAGTTGATAGTTGTTAGTTGACAGTTGATAATTTCTTAGCCGGTTGAAATATGATATTTATTCCAGGCACTTCTACATTTTTATAAACAGGGTGCGAGTTCACGTGTCCTTGTGTATCGTAAAGCTGAATTCCTTTCATCTTTTCAAGATTCATAGTGCTTTTAATAGCTCCTTGATTCTTTAGCCACTGCACTTGCTTCCGGTTTACAACTCGGTACTTCCCACCAAGAAAATAGATATACGTTCGCTTGCCTTTTTGGCGTTGAGTGCCTATTGCTAACTTTTCAGCTTGCTTTATTGCTTTTACGAAATGTAGGCGATTAGCACGCCACTTGGTACGAATAATAAGGAGTTGAGTCAGTGCTTTAATTATAATATTTTTCATCGTGTGTGTTTGTTTTAAATGGGCGACCAAGTACGATCGCCCGAATTTAGAAGATTGATTAGCGACCTTTCATTACGTCAGCATAAAGCTCTGCATGCTCAGCGCAGCAAAATGCTTTATCATTGACATAGAATTCAGTTGTTTCACATACACCACCACAGTAAATGCATTCGTCCTTTTCGATGTCGCCACCTTCGGAATTTTCATCGCCTTTAGCATCTTTTCCTAATTCGGATGTATTATCACCTTCTGTAATTTCATCTGCTCCGGGTAGCGTATCGCTTTTTGTCGATTCGTCTGTTTTAGGCACCTCAATAGTGCCTGTTTGAATAAACCCTCCAGTTACATCAGTACTTTCAGATAAAGTAGTTTCGGGTTCTTTTTTCGTTTCAGAACTTTCCGTAACTTCCTCTTGAGTTGTTTGTACTTGTTCAACTGTTTTAGGGGTAACTGTTTCTGTGATTTCGGTAGTTGTTTCAGGAACTTCCGCTGTTGTTTTAGCCATCTTTTTTTGAATTAAATTATTAATAATTAAAATCGTTTGCTGTTTTTATGCTTTACTCCTGTTACTATACTTTCGCTTGTAATTGATAAAGCTTTGTTATTGCAAATAAATACGCCACCCTCTATGGAATCGGGTCCGTCGGCGGGTGCTTTCATTGTTGCCGAGAAAAGTTTAAATTGTTCCTCTAGTCGCTGCATGTGTGGATTGTTCTTTTCTTTAATATTGAAAATCAATCTACCAGTACGAATAAGTGGTTCAAGGTTTCCCTCTATACGGCTGAACTTATCGGGCTTTTTTCGTGCGTCCGGGATAACTCCAATGTGATGCGCTCGTTCCTGACCTTTTCGGAAAAATAGCGGCATAAATACCTGTTCAAAAAATGGGTCTTGCAGCGTATTATTTTCAATATAGTTATATATCTGCGTGCGCTGTTTGGTATAATCCTCCATAGCGTAGAACCAGTCTACAAATTCATCATTCGTTACGCGATCAAGAAAACCGTATATCACATAAAAGTTACCATCTACGCTTCCAATTAGCCATAAGGCTTTAGTCGAGTTCTTGCGGTCGCCAACGTTGTTGCTTGGGCTTGGGTCGGCATAGGCTATCAGGAACTTGAATTTATTGATTGGCGGAACATCGCCCCATGTAAGCTCTTTGAAAATATCACCTTCCGATATCGGATTGTTGAAGCACTCAGCTTGTTGTGCTTTGGTGCTCATTTTTGATAGTACACGGTCGATTTGTTCCTCCGAGTTCTTAGCCGGCCATGAACTTTTACCATCTTTGTTACGGATGTTTACAATATCATGATGGTCGGCACGTTTGGCGCAGCGGGTAACACAGCAGTCGCGGGAAATAATATTTCCAAGTACCAGGAATAAAAGAGGTTTTGAAACCGAACGTGTCATGTATAGCGCACGTTCTAACCAGTCGAACCGTTTATCAATGGTATCTTTATTTCGACAATCCTCATCCGTATCTAAGTCGGTACAGATAATGGAGTCGGGGCGTAAGTTTTCA